TCGCTGTAGTCTTAACACCTGGAGTGAGTATTGCAGTACCGTTTGCAGCAGCAGCACTGCCGATTAAATGGGTAGGTGCAGTAGTGCCTAGCGTACCTGCTGTTGTCACTGTATAAACAGTCACACCACTATAAACAACATCATTAAGTGCTACTGGTAAACTAGCAGTCCACGCAATTAATGAGGCTTGCGGTGTATTAATATAGCGTTGAAAAACTGAATAAGCGATATTCTTATTAGCAATATAATCAACCAAAGTTGTAGGTAGGATTACGCATGTATTAGCAGCACCAAGCCCTAGCGCATGATTTAACCGCCTAGAGTTACCTATCGTTGGTGTTGATAATGTTGGGGTTTGTGCAGCACCTGTTAGTACAGTTGCCGTATCAGCAGCTAAATTAACTAGAGTACCTGAGTTCCAACAATCATCACGAGAGAAATCAAGTAGTAAAAGACTACCTGCACTTTGTACTGCATCATTACGAAATATAGGTACAGATGAGTCAAAAGCAAAAGTTTTAGGTGTAATAATAAGACCTGACATAATTAAATCCAACCTGTGTTGTTTGTGTTAGTTGATTTACGGTACTCTGTACCATTTGCTGAAAAGACTTTACTACCACGAGGAGCAATGACTACCCCTTCAGGACTACCAGCAGTAGTTAATATTAAAGGGGCAGTAGAACTTTCTGAGTCTGTAGCAATACGTTTATACTTAGCTCCCTCTGCTACTTTTATCCAAACTCTGTGGTGTTGCTCAATACCTGCGGTAGCAAAGTGGTTCTGTACATACACTGAGTTTGCTGTTGCTGTTAGAGTTTCGATTAGGTCGGCAAGATGTATAAATACCAATACACCGTCAAAGTAGCCAAAAGCAAATCTACCCCGTAGCTTGATTACACAGTCATGTTCTACATTGATAGTGAATTGGAAGCTAGTACTGTAGCTATACTTGTAGGTGGGCACACCACCCAAAACACCATCATGCCAATAATTGACTCCTACCGAACCGCCCCCAACATCACCGTAAAAATTCGTGTGCCACATCTCGTTGAACACACCAGGACCTAAATTGTTAGGGGATATAGACATAGTATGTGTCATAGGCTGTGTAGTGTATAACACTCGTGAACCAAATTCAGTTATAGGGGCAGCAAGATAAAGTAATTGAAAATAAGTATTTTGAGCAGCAGTCATATAACCACTAGCAACAGTACCACTTAAATATCCAGTACCCGTCACATTCCATCTGTAGCCAGCAGGGGTGTACCGATTATGTGCCGCACCTGTATTGGTTGTAAAATCATCATCAACGATATAACATTGACTGTCAAAAAGGGGTAATTCATCTGCTGCTGCTGTATCAAGTGCAGGTAGAACTGCACCTGTTGATGTAGCAAAGTAAAACCAGTACCTATTTCCAACACGCACAATACTCTGACTACTGTATGTTGTGCCTAAAACAAAATCACCACAGTAAACTGCACCTGCTTTAATAAAATCATCCAACACGGTATCTGTGTGTGTAGGGTGTTGAATTACATTTGAACTTAAGTTAGCTGTAGCAGGTAACTGACCTACAGCGTCAACAATAACAATACCCCGTCCTGACAAATCAACCATACCGAGTGCAACATCAGGTCTGTTTGTTATATTAACTGTCCAGTCTGTTGCATTAATGCCTGTGGCATTGCCAATTAAATTGCCAACAAATGTTCCGTTTAACTTACCAAAAATATCAATAAAAGCAGGGCTACGACCATTAATGTCTTTAATTGCCCAACCAACATCAGGACGGTCATTTGGTTTAATAATAGAATCAAAATATCCTTTTGTGTACATAGATGATAGCTGCAATGCTACACCTGAATTATTACGCCAAATATCGTAACTCAAAAGGTCAGCAGCCAATACTGCAAACTGCTGACCATTGGTAGTATCTGCAATACCTGCTGCTGTACCCTCTGCTGCTGTATAAACTTTACCTGTAGTGTTAATAGCATCACGAGCAGCCTCAGCAGCAAGCACATCAAGGGCTGTTTGCGCTGCTGAAATTGCAGCGTTAGTTGCGCTTGTTGCAGCTGCCGCTGCATTAGCACTAGCATTTGGATATTCGTTTTGTAACGAGTAAATTGTTCGCCTGCTTGCACCTAATCGGTCTGTTACTGTGTTTGCTGTACTATTAGCAATTCCTGCAATTGTATCAACATCTAATTTTGCATTCTGTAAATCTGTGACTGTTAATTGAGTCATAATACATCCTCGCGATTCGGGATAGTTTCTAAATCATCACTATAATAATTTGCATCATAGTTTATTGCACTGACTTTTACATATGATTTGTCAGATATATTGATTTCTTGCACAAGATAACTGTTTGCACTTTCTGCACTGTCAGCAGCAAAGCTAAATATCGTTCTAACGCCACTAGCCCCACCATGTGTCGTGTTTATCGCTTCGCTTGGTGCGTTATCTAAAACAACTTGATTTGCTTGTGTACCTGCTGTACATCCGATTGACTCAAGCGAACCATCGCGCTTCATCAATAAAATACTGTGAGTACCTACACCAAAAACAACATCACGCGACAGCGTAAGCGTTAGGCCGCTTTGTGCAATAACTTCACCGTCTTGACTATCAAAGCGCGTATTATCAACAATATCAATTCGCTGATTTGGCAACAATAGCCGACCATCTGTTGTTGTCTCTGTTTCAATGCTAATACGCTGATATTTTAGTTTGTTGTACTCACGCATTGCGCGTATATAAGCAACATCAAAAAATCTTACACCAACCAAGTCTATTTTTTTATAGTTTGTTGCGCTGCCGTCTGTTGGTATTTTAATTGTTTCTTGAGCATCACTAACATCATCATTGTATGTTAGCTCAATGCCGTCATATTCATCATCAGCCGCGAATCTTCGGCTAATAACATCAGAGCTTGGCTTTTTATTTCTGTGAGTAAATAATGCTGTACTCGCTGTTTGTGGCTTATCAAAGCTAAATCTAATCTTGCCGTTTTGACGATAAGCAATACAAAATACAGCGTTTGCAATCATTCGTATGGTTTCTTCATAGCTGATATTGTCACTGTCTAACGTATAATGGAAAGACATTGGCTCAGTGCCAAGACTGAAATATGAGCCTATTTCGTTATAAAGCGCGTATATTTGTGCAATGTCTATTGTTGTTAGTGATTGTCGTCCTATGAATGGGTCTTGTGTGATTGCAGCTAGAATATTTACAAATGATGTTGTTGCTGCAATCGTCCCACTTAAAACACTGCCGTCGGTATCAAAAACCCCACTCCATGTTGTGCCGTTATATGTCGGTAACTTTCTAGTAACTAAACAGTTTAATTTACGCTCTTTTAATGATAATGCGCGTTGAGTTGCTTTAGTTATCACTTGAACTGTTGTTACATTGCCAAAATCGCTATTAGTAATCAGTGTAACAGCACTTAATGATTCGTATTTTATTTCATCAACAACATTGCCTGCAAAACCAAAATCATGGTCATTTGAGCGTCTAACTCTAACTCTTGTTGCACCTGTCCAACCTGTTGTTATTTCGATTGTTTTAGCAACTTGTGAAGGTGATTGTCCGCTCATGCTGCCGCTATTTGTATAAATACTGCCTGTTGGTGTGCCGCTAACTACTTTTTGATATTGTATTTCATAATTAACAGTTAAATTGTAGCTTCCCTCGCTATCTTGATAATATAATCCTTGTTGAGCTATTAAATTAACCCATATTTGGGTCATATCTGTATCTGTTAAAGTTACCCAGTCTGTCCATTCAGGATTTCCTGTTGTGACAGTGATAGTCCCATTTGTTGTTGCTGTAGCCGAAAAAGTAGCAGTTGTTAGCTCTAGTATATTTGTTCCGCCTAATTTGTTTCTAACTGTATATACCCCGTCATATCCAGTACTACCTGAAATTGTGACTACATTACCAATAGAGATATTGTCATATAATTCATTGCGAATACCCCCTATTCTGTCGTAAGAACTAGGTATCGTAGATGCTTTGTAAAAATCTAAATTACCTAAATAACCAGTATCTGTAAGCGAAAACTGATTCCGCGCTTGCAATACCGCACCGTCAACATTGTTTGATTTTTTAACAGTCAAAACAGGCTCACTGATTGAACCGCCAATCGTTAAAAATGGACTTCCGCTATTTGGTGAAGTAAATGGATTAAAAAACTCGGCTTTTGTTCCTGTTATTTCGTCTAATGGCGTTTCGCCATCTCTAACATCTTCAACTGCATACCAACCGCGACCAAGGCACATATAACTATATTCATATTGGATATTATCAATATATTTAGAGTAAACAGGCTGCAAAAGGCTTGGATATGCGCGTACTTTGCCGTAAATATCTTCTATACGTTGCAATACACGTGCTTCATTTGTGCGCCCTGCAAGTGCATTATTAGGGCTTTGTTGTGTGCGGTTTAGATTGCTTGGCGAAGGAATATCAGGGATAAATTGCTTAATGATGTAGTTTGTCGCTCGATATGAACCTGACCAAAAGGGGAATATGACATCAACCGCTTTTGCAGGACTAATCAAAACAATATATTCGCCCGTGTTGCTCATTAACGCGTTTACGTTTTTTGTAATATCTGTCTCATTGCTTGGCTGACCGTTAAAAACAGCAAAATTAACAAGTCTTTTTTTATTATCTAAAATCCATTCTGCTACGCTTGAGTATTCGACAATCTCAGGCTCAATCGCTTTAAAAACATGGTCATAAATACTAATTTTTACAGTCATAACGATAATACTCAATGAGTCCGTAAACATCGGCTATTTGTGTTAATGGTTGCCAAACGACCATATCACGCAAACTATGCAGGACTCCCTGATTATAAAACAATCCGCAATGCGTGACCTTCTTATTTTTACCAAGCAAAACCACGTCTAAATTATTCGCTTTTTCGGTCTTTGCAAAACCGTGTTTGTTATTGTGTAAAGCAATTCTAAACGCATTAGCCACGTCTCGCATCGTGTTACTTTTTGGTGTGTAGTCATCAAGTGATAACCCTAGCTCATTAACATAAACATCAGCGACTAACTGCCAACATGGAGGCCACTCATAATGTTTTGCAATGTATTTATCTATCATAAAAAGCCACGCAACATTGGGAATCTACTAAACGTATAAAGCTCACCTGTACGATTAACATTAAGTTTTGGTGCAATCGCTGATATTGTCGCTGTGCCTCGATTGTAGTTTATCGACTCGACTTGCAGCACTTGCACCGCTTGAGGCTCTGTTAAGTCATCGGACAAATAGGCGCGATACGTTAAAAGTATTTTTTCTGTGGTATCTAATGGGATTCTGTCTAACTCTTTTCTCAGCAGATTGTCGGGGTCTGTTGTGTCAATATTTACTGTGAATTTTTGGTCTAAGTTGTCGGGTGTTCCTGCCAATGCTACTGTAAAATTAGTTGAGCGCACAGTTAGCACGTTATCATTTTCATCAACCACGCCACCATTGCTCGGCTCACGCCATAAATGATATGTTTGCGTTAAATCAGAGTGCGCTATGCTTATCACTTCAATCATATAGATTGTTTGAGGCGCACTCGCTAAAAACTCTCTTAGTCTTGCTTCAATATCTAAACTCATACTAGCACCAACGTATCAGATAAAACAAACTCGGACAAACGGTCTAATAAATCGCCTAAACCCCCTAAATCCCCATAATCTTCCCAATACGATAGTATAAATTCTGCACCCTCATCGGTAAAATCGTAAATCTTAGATTCTGCTTCTACTTGAAAAGTCACTACAAAATTATTGCCATCCGTTTCGGTTGTGTTTACAGAGTTTGGAATGATATTCACTAAATGCTGCTCTAGTCCTGTGCCGCTATCTAATGGCATCTCAAACGCTAACGCGCCTTTTTTAATAATGCGTAAATAAAATAACTCCCAAACTTGCAAATGCCCTGCCGTACACGCTAAGGCAACATTATAAACCCTTGTGCCTCTGTCAAAATCCATTGCATAACGATTAAAGCCCCCTTCGACTTGGGTCATGTGTACGCCTTGAGCCGATGCGTAACTATAGCCGCTTGGCGAAGTAACAGGGTATAAATCACGCGGTAAAACTGGAGTAGGCATAGTTTAACGTCTCCGCTGTAAGCCAAACGCTGCGGCTTGGTTTCGGCTAATCTTGCTATTTGGGTCTAAAGTTTGCGCTGCGACTGCTTCAATGACTGTTAAAATTAACTCACCATCTGGCATTCTGCGCTCTTCTACTTTATCAATTTTGCCTGTGGTTTGATTAACAATCGTTACTTTAGTATCACCACCCAATTTGTGGTTAGGTGTAACATGGCCATTGCCACCCATTGTAATAATTTCTGGCCCACGTTCACCCACTAAGTAACTATTCCCTGCTTGAACATCGCCACCCATTGCGCGTGCGCC